TGTCGGTTTAGGAAAAAACTTAGGGCGGACTACTGGAGATGGTGTAGACTTCGACAAATCGGTTTTCCCCAGTAGTTTCCCTATTAAGATTAATTCAGCAAGCATTATTTAACCTTGTTACGGGCTCTATCCATAACTTTCTGCAGTTCTATAAGTTTATCTAAAGAAAACGGCACAAAACTTGCAGTCCCATGTCCCATTTTATCTAATAACATGTCGTATATTGCATTACTAGTTGTTTTAATTTTACGCTTTACTTGTGTCTTAGTTAACTTCTTTTTTGGCATTATACTAACCTCATAAATCCAAATTCTATATTGCTAATAGCACCAGTATTATTCACAATTTTAAATTGCATATTCTTTTGATTACTAGCGCGTCCTTGAATATTAAATATATTCCAAACGTCAGCCCCTAAAGATTCGGCTGTATCTGCTACAACAGCATCTAAAGCATCTCTATCTGTTGGGTCTATTATCTTTAACGTTGCGGCGGCATTAACGGGACTTAAATTAGCAAAACTAATCGTATCAGGCCCCATAACTGCCTTTATGTCGTAATTGCCCGCACTGCTAGGTTTAAGGGCTATAAGTATATCATTAAATCCACTCATATCAATACTTGGGTAATTGTTTGTATCTGGGAATAATGTATCTGCGGTATGGCCTATACCTTCAGCCACTGTTATCCCAATAAAAGTTCTATCACTGCTCTTACGACCTTGCCAAACTCCCTTTTCATCAATAAACCCAGTATCTAAGTTTGGGTATACATATTGGGGAACTTGTATGGTTCCGTCTACTGTTGCGGACTCGACGCCTGCTTCCCTAGTCAAAGACCAAGGGGCGTATCCCGTGCGTTCGTAAGGCATATGTTATGCCTCTAAGCGAATACTAAGGTTACAGATGCAGATAGTGTTCCGATGTCAGTGTCCATTGCAACTGCAACAGAAACCTGGTTAGACCCGACACATGGAATTGCAACATCGTAATTTACGGTGCTGTTTGTCATTCCGTTAGATGCTGGTGTTCCATCTACGCCCTGACTTCCTATACATAGTGTTTCTTGTCCGTTGCTTAAACCGTCTCCAGATAGTTGCACAGCAAAAGTGGTTGCGCCGTTTGTTGCGCTGTCACTTGCTACGCTGGCCATTATGCCAACAATCTGACTAGCTCCTGCTGGAACTTGTATTGCAGCGGTTGTGGATTGTCCGTATAGACTTCCTAATGCTGTAAAGCTGTCTGCGGCGGTTACTGCGCCCTCTCTTGTTCTATAAAATGCCATAGTTTTTCTCCTCTAAAGTTTTACTCGAATAGGCCCGAGTTTAGCCAATGTACCAGACATGAAGCCTTTGCTTAATGCCTTAGCTACTGCGGCACCTGCTAAGGTTGCCGTAATCTTCTGTTTGTTTGCCATTACATTACTTTCTAAAGTGCTTAATGCGCCTTTAAAATTACCTTGTAACATTGAATCTACTGCGCTACTTGCGCCTGTTGACTGTGCTAAACTTAGTGCTGTCCCTGCTTCTATGGCAGAGATGTTAAATGATTTCTTTGCTCTACGTCGTGGAGCCTTACGTCTTGGTGCCATAGGTTGTTAACCTACGGTTGTATACTTAAGGTTGTTGCATTTTTCTAGCGTATAATATAGCCTCGTCTACCGTATTACAATTAACGCATACTGGGTCTTCGTTGTCGTTTAACTCCCTATATGTGTCTTTACTGCACGATGTGCACCAATATTTATGTGCTTTTTTATTTTCCATTTGTTTGCGTTTGTCATTTATTAACTGGTCTATAACTGCTGACATTTTTTTATTTGTTTTTATGCAGTATTCATCTAACCAAGCTAAAGCACTGATGCTAATGGTAAATGTTTTTGGCGTTTTTGTTTTCCCTATCTTTGGCATTTAAATCCTCTCCAATCCCGTTAGGGGTATAATCCACTCTCTTGCAGATTCACAACAAAAATCATTATTTGAGTAATAATGAATACCACGTATTTCGTATTCATTAAACATCAAACCGATTTTGTTAGTGCAGTCCTTACAAGGTTCGTTTGGCATTAATCACACCTCAAACATTTATACATCCAGTTAGCCAATTGATGATTAACCATTGTAGCTCCGCATTTTTTACAAATCATTGTTCATCCTCTAATGTTGTTTGTTCGCACAAATCGTTTATGTAATCTGCTAATAGTTCAGGAAAGGCAATTTCAGCTAACCTACGTTCTGCTTTTTTTGCCCAATGAAAATTTCCATGTTCTACTAATGCTACCAAAGCTTTCACTTCGATTTCTTGCTGTCTTAATCTATTTTCTTCAAAGTCGAATACACCCATAAAACACAGAGATACAAACTCCTATATAATAATTACATTATTTTATAATTATAAAAAATAAACCACACAAAAAAAATCAAAAGAAACCGGTTTCTCGTTTAATTAATAATGTAATTATTTTATTTATTTAATAAATCTTTAAGTTTTGTGGGTATTGGGGGCTTAAAATTGCCGTTTACCCCCCCCTTTTCGTCTTTCTCAGAGCTTTCGTTGGCTAAGAGATGTCCTAAGTTGGCCTTGTTAGCCGCATATTCTACCAACATACTTGTCCAATCGCCTTCTTTAGCGGCTTTACGTATGTTATTCATCGGGTCCATGTTCTTAGCTTTCTTAGTCATGGCTCCAACAGAACCAAAAAAAGAATCTTGGAACTGTTGAAGCTTATCATGAACGCGGTCCTCTATCTCTTCAATTACTGGGTCCAGCTTAACCAATAACCAACCTTCCTCTTCTATCTTCTCTTCCCATTTAGCTATAACCCAGTCTCGTAAAAGAAAACGATAGAGAGCAAGTATAATCAAAATCTCCCCCGTAAAGAGGATTATCAGGTCAGGATTCATTAAGCCAAACCTTTGGAACCAAACCCTTCTAAATCTCGAGGGAGTTTCACATCAGGAATTAATTTTTCGAATTGCTCTAGCAAACCAGAACCAACGTCTACGCCCGCTCCAAGAAAACCTCCTTGCGCTAACTTCAAAGTTTTCTTTTTGGCGGCTTCTACTTTGCGGTCAATGTCAGGCGTTTGAGGTAAATCTAAATCCTCCAAGAATCTGTCTAACAATATGCCACCAACAACGGCAGTTATTGCACTTGCAACAAAAGGCACCGTTGAAGGATTTTCTAATAACGTGTTAACGTTCTCATGTCTATAATAACGGTCTACTGCGTCTTTCTGTAACTTTGTAACTTTCTCGAGGGAAAACCCATCAGGAACTAACACATATGCCATTAGATTACTCCCGCCGTAAGACCTTTTTCAATAAGGTAAGAAATAACGATGAGTCGAATGACAATGTTTTCAAACGACCTTTCATCATCCAACCACTTTTCCCACGGTTTCATTAGAAGTATTTTTTCAGCCCGAGCGCTGGCCCTTCCTTTGTAGGCGGTCTACTTGTTTTAGGTTTTGTCGGTTTAGGAAAAAACTTAGGGCGGACTACTGGAGATGGTGTAGACTTCGACAAATCGGTTTTCCCCAGTAGTTTCCCTATTAAGATTAATTCA